AAACTTGCAAAAAACATTGTCCACGAATTATCTTCTTTTGGAGAAAGTTCTGTATACCAATCTTCATTCCCCATATTTTACAAAAAAAGGTATTTATGTTCTTAAGCTTGTATTATTTAGTCACACAATCCGCTCCATTTTCCGTTACGTTTAGCTAAAAGTATGAGATTCTGTCGACCCTTTTTATTCAATTTCTATTAAATCCGAAAATTTATTTATTACAGCAACATGATTTTTCACTCACACTCGCGTTGCAAGAAATCGTGGTTCTCCTAAAATCTTGCGTACAACAAAAACAAGAGGTCCAAAGAGCTTCATTATTGAAATTTACCAACACCGTACGAAAAATGTTCTTGACCTCCGTGAATTTCAGGATCAAGAAATCCTGGTTTTTCCAATTTACATTGTTTAATGTTTGCACGACATTCAACAGTATGCCACCACCAATCTTTGTAATTGAAATGCGGAACTATTACATCTGAAAATATTATTTTGTTTATTTGATAGTGTACATTTTCTGGTAGATCATAGTAATTCATAAGCTTAATAAAATTTGATTGCTTATATTAATGTATCATATGAGAGACATAACCTTGGTTGAGAGTCCCAGTGACAGTCGTGATTATGTTGCTGAAAGTATTTTTCCAGTAAATTTGAAGTTGCCTCGATCATTAGACCTTAGGAAAAAGTTGCCACCCGTACGCGACCAAGGCAATCAAGGTACGTGTGCTGCTCAATCTGCAGCATGTATGAAAGAATATCAAGAACGCTTAGACATTGGATTCAAAAGCTGGATGAGTCCGCAATTTGTTTACAACTTCAGATCAAATGATGGCAGTGGAATGTATCTTCGTGACGTTATGAAAATATTACACGAGCGTGGGATTTGCAATGAAGATGAATTTCTATACGGTAACCACGGGAAGCCTTGTCCATTTGTAGAGGAAAATGCTAAAAATCACAAAATAAAAGCGTACGCTTCGATCAAATCTATAGAAGGCTTGAAAAAAGCATTGGTTCAAAATGGGCCTTGTATAATTGCGTTTCCCGTCTACAATAAAGGAATGCGTATGTGGTTGCCGACAGAAAAAGGGCAGACACGACGCGGAGGGCATGCAATGACTGTAATTGGATACAATACTAAAGGATTTATAATAAGAAACAGTTGGAGTACTCACTGGGGTGATCAAGGGTATTGCACATATCCATACGCAGATTGGGGATCACATTGGGAAATATGGACAACAATTGACGATAAAAGCGAAATGGTACCAGGATCAAGTTTATTTTGTTGTGAGTTGTGAGATCTATTTGTTTGTGCTTCAAATAATGATTGGTAAACAATTAGTTGATAATATTATTTTCATTAATGTATTAATGAATTCCAAATCGTTTGAAAATGCAATTTTATTGCGAATGAATATTGACTTGAAACCATATCAAGGTAAAGACAATCTGAGTCTACAAGATGTCAATATATTAGAAAGAAACCTAAATTCAATGAAAAAGCATATTGGATTCAAACCAATTTACAATTTATATAAAAAGAGAAAAATACAAATTAATCAATTGTTAACCAACAAATTTTACAAATTTCATAACAAGCCTTTAGAAATACATAAAAACAAGTATTACAATAAAAATCACCAATTGAGAAATGCAGAAGGTCTTGATCCTTACAATTATAATATTGTGCCAGAACATCTTCTTAATAATAAAACAGATATTCGTGTTTCATCTAAGTTGCACGCGACAGGTGATATAATAACATTTCCACACAATGAAGATCCAATTGTTGTGAATGCAAATCACAAAATGCAACATGTGCCATACGTAGACAATCGAAGGGGCTGGCCAAAAGATTTTCACAATTTAAAATTGTTATACAGACATGTAAATGATATTGAAAAAAAACTGAGCAAGATAAATCCGTTCGATCCTACATATCCATTTAAAATTATTCGCATTCGTCACAATGATAAATTGATTACAAAACTATTTGGTAACAGTTTTCCGACAAAATATAGAGTATTCCTTGAATTTACAAGCAGTCCAAGGGATGGAGATGAGGTATTTCTGAATATAGTCAAATTTACAAGCAGTGATGAAAAGAAATATCATCGTCTACGAATACACATAGGTTATAAGGATCATAAGTTTTATCATTTGCGACCATTGAACGTTACATCAATAGAAGATATGTTCAAACGCTTGAAACGTTTGAAAACCAATCCTGACAAGGTCAAATATATCCAATTAAATAAAATTGAAAAAGAATTTGTACTTTTAGAATTCCCACACTTAAACATTGATCCTATACTAAATTTTTCAGGTCAAGGTACTGAAAAGATACGAAATTTATCTTTAGTCGATATTTATTCCAAAAACAAAACAGAAACAAATATAAAAGTATTATACCAATTTTTGAGAATGAACATAAAAATATACTTGGATCTAGCACAGCACACATTAAAAATATCAAGCCAAAATTGCAGAATTTTATGTACAGTCGCAAAAACTACGAAAACTTAAGCAATGAATTACAAGCGAAATACCCGAAATGGTTGAATAAAAACCAGTTAAATAATAAAAATTATCCAAAGAATGTTAATGGAACACCAGACGCATATGGGCGACCCTTGCCAAATTTGAAATATAAGTCTATATACTATCGTCCCAATAACCAATTTAATAGAGAAGAACTGAAATATTTTGGTTTACATCCAGAAGCTAACGCGAATCGGTAAACCACCGGGAAGTAATTACATAGAGTGATGATGATGATGAATCGAAATGGATATAAATTTCTCAAAGTCTTGGCTATGTTTTGCGTCATATTTTGTAAAATTGAAATATTTTGGTTTACGATAAAAGTGTGTTTGGCTAAAAATAAATTAATATACAATAATTGTAGCATGAATCTTCAACTTAAGAAGTTTGATCCAAAAACTGTTGGTGATAATCGCGTATGTGTATTTATTGGTAAACGCGGTACAGGTAAAACAACATTGGTAACCGATATTATGTATCACAAAAAACACATTCCAGTTGGTCTTGTTATGAGTGGTACAGAAGAAGGAAATAGCTATTATCAACAATATGTCCCTGATCTATTTGTCTACAATGACTACAATAGTGAAGTGATGGACAAAGTTATATTGCGACAAAAGAAGATGTGTAGAACAAAAGCTCCAAACCCAGGAGTATTTGTATTAGTGGATGACTGCATGTATGATAAAAAAATGATACGAGACAAATGCATCAGGGGTATATTTATGAATGGACGACATTGGAATCTTTTCTTCATGCTTACAATGCAGTATTGTATGGACCTAAGTCCTGACTTGCGTGCAAATATAGATTATGTGTTTATATTGCGAGAAAACATTATTCAAAATAGAGAAAAGATATACAAAAACTTTTTTGGTATATTTCCAACCTTTGATATGTTTAATCAAGTGCTTACCGCATGTACAGAAAATTATGAATGTCTTGTATTGGACAACACAAGCAAAAGCAATAAAATAGAAGACGTCGTGTTTTGGTACAAAGCCAAAATTCATCCTGAAGGAAGCTTCAGAATAGGACATCCAAGTTTCTGGAATTGTCACAAACAAAATTACAATCCGAGTCATGAAGATGGGGAATTTGAAAAGCTAGATCCTCAAAAAGCAAAACGAAATAGCGTTGCTGTCACTGTAAAGAAAAAAGGATCCGGAACAACAAAGAAATAATGATATTGACCAAATGGATGTTATCAGGCTGATGCGTAATAACATATGAAACAATGCCAAAATTCAGTCAACTACAACAAACTCATGAAATTCTTTTTCTTTCATAGGTTCTTGTTGAATTTGTGTCCGTATGTATTTGACTGTAAAGTAGAACAACCATGCTACTCTCCATGCTAATGATAGCGTTGTGATCGGATAAACTACTATAGTGAACATCACGAGTGTTGATAGCATATTTAATAAAAACAATTATTTTTTCACGAAAGTGCACTTATAACTATTTTTCCAAAATACATATTATCTGCCCAACATTTAACGTTGTTTATATAACAAATATGAGTGTCAAAAAACATTTCTCCAGTCGCCATATTTTTGCAATAAAATCCACCGCTGATGCTTATGTTTCCAAACGTTATCTCATGACCGTTCTCGTTCAACGTGTTGTACGTTGATAGGCATTTATTACACACTATTCGATCAACTTTAGAACAAATTGGACACATTTTTTACTGAAAACATATCTTCTTTTTAAGTGATTTTCTAAAACTCTGCATCAAGGTCAAAAACCTGGTCTGTTTCGTTTGACATGACTCCGGCTTTTGCATATTCACCAACCCGTTTTTCAAAAAAGTTCGTCTTTCCGTTTAGACTTATATTTTCCATAAAATCAAATGGATTTTTGGTAAAATACAGTTTTTTACAGTGAACCTGTGTCAATAAACGGTCGGCCACAAATTCAATATATTCACTCATTAGCTCCGAATTCATACCTATAAGCCTGCAGGGTAAACTTTCCAAAATAAAACCCTTTTCATTCACTACAGCATCATGCACTATATCATGTAATTCAGATTCAGAAAGCCTATTTCGTAGTTTATTATACAAAAGGCATGCAAAATCTGTGTGTAACCCTTCGTCTCTACTAATCAGTTCATTACTAAACGATAACCCTGGCAACAAATTACGTTTTTTCAACCAATATATTGCACAAAAAGAACCACTAAAATATATACCCTCCACGCATGCAAATGCAAAAAGGCGTTTTGCAAAAGAATTGTCCTTGTTCATATATTTGAATGCCCAATCCGCCTTTTGCTTAATGGAATCAACATGAATAATCGCATTTTGCAATCGTTGCTTCTCTTTCGCATCTTCAATGTACTTGTCCAACAAAATACTATATGTTTCGCTATGTACTGCTTCAATAGCCTCTTGAAATGCATAAAATGCTCGCGCTTCTGGAATTTGCACATCCTTAGAAAAGTTTGCATTAATGTTTTCATTGACAATACCATCAGATGCCGCAAAAAAAGCCAATACATGACTGACAAAATGTTTTTCATCTTTTGACAAAGATTTCCAGTCCGACTTATCCTTTGCTAAAGTAATTTCTTCAGGTTGCCAATATGACGCACGTGCCTTTTTGTACATTTCATATATGTCTGGATAATGAATCGGATACATTGAAAATCTATTCTTATTTTCAGAAAGTATTGGTTCGTGATACTTTATCATGATCCCTTCGTATGAAAATAATTCATTGGATTTTTGATCAATAATAATAGGAAATCCAGAAACGTCTTCGGAATCAAAGTCCTGACTTTCTAATGTACGAACAAGTTGGCCAATAGAAGCAAGTATTTCAACCTGGTAAGATATTTTCAAAAG